TGGAAAGACATTGTTGAACAGGCTCTGCAAATGGAGAAGGAGCAGCACGGAGAAACCTGGGATATGGCTCTTAAGCAAATGGTTGAAAGAGGCTATGTATGGGAGAGAGCCATGTGCGACTTTGATGACTACTGGGCAGAAAAATCGAAAACCCCTCCGGGTGCGCATTGTGAAGAGGCGTGAGGGGTCTTATTGTCGCAAATATCGGCAACTTTTGTGACAGGATTGTACGGCAATTGTCCGGAAATTCCGGATAGTTGTGCAATCATTTTCCTGAACCCAGGAAGATGATTAAGGTCTTACAAACCCCTGCTGAATGAGTCCAGCATTGTCACAATTAAAGCACAGACCTTCACCTCTTAGATTCAGCTGCCTTGCCCAGATGGCAAGTGATTGATTGTAGCCATCAAGGAATGTAGCCATAGCTCGCTCAGTAAACTCTCTGTTCCCTTGGCTGAAATAGTTGGCTCTTGGTGAAGCTACCTTCTGCCAGAGGATCTGGTAGCAAAGCAGGTTTGCCCAGGCATCCAGAAGAAACTCTCTCTGCTGACAGATGAAGCTATCAAGTGAGCATAGCAACTGAGCATCTATGTACACTCCAGACTGGCTATTGTCCTGACTCCATGAATCGCCAAAGCCATATCCAAGCGGAGCAGTTACCGGGAAAATAGACCAACCATTGCGCCACAGATAGCTAAAGCGAGAGGCACATTCCAAGTCCATTTGCTGCCAGCCATAGTCACTGAACATTCCGGTGCTGGTAGGCAAGTTGGTGCAGTCAACTGCAACCATGATGTTAAGTTTATCGAAGTCAGAGTAAAACTCCTTATTCACCTGAATGTAGTTCATGCCTTCAACCAGGTCAGCAGTGCCTGACTCCAGCAGCTTGCCATCCTGAGTCTGGTAAATGTACCAGTCAATGCCATTAACTGGCGCACCGGCATTAAAGATGTAAATCTGCTTAACTCGCAATGACAGATACTTGCTGCCTTGGATGCTTACAAATGTGCCTTTAAGAATTGCCTCTGCTGGAACTGTCTGCACTTGCTGCCACTGCTGCACAAACTCTTTGCGAGTCTGGAACAACACCTGATCCAATTGAGCCTCTGCTGCACTGTATAAAGCAGCCTGAATGTCTCTCTTGATTCTGACATAGCTTACAGCTTGTGCGCTGTTCCACATGCCTACATAGCTTGCCTGCTCCGGTGTGGCAATCTTGTCCAGCAGCTCCGAACTCATGCCCGGATAATCATTTATGTATAAGCCAGACAATGGCGCACCAGTGGTGCATCCCTTTAGTCCGATGTAGTCTTGTAGGCAATTCATAATGACAAAAATAACTAATTATCGGGTGTGCTGATATTCGGTGCAGTGATGCGGAATATCTTATTTGTCAAGGCTACCCAGGCACTCAATACCTGCCCTAGAATGAACATTAGGACAGAGTCTGATGCTTGTACCTTCTCAATCTTATAGAGCCAACCTACACCAATCAGAAGACCAATCATGACCACTGATGTGCAAGTATAGGCATAGACCTGCATGCGCTTGCTAAATAGCGCATGGTTCACAGTCCTGGGAACAATCCCTTCAGAAGTCCTCCCACGAACCTTCCCCTTCTCTCTGCTCTGTCTTGCTTGATTGTCTTGTTGCTCTGACATGAGTCAAGGTAGATAACTGTCTTAGCCAATGCCTCTGTCTCAATCTTTAGGCTATCAATGCTGCGCTCTGTTCTGGCAATCTTCCAGTAGGCTGCTGATGACCATTCGGTATTCTCCTTGACAACTTTGTCAATTTTTTGATGAGCAATGCGAGCTGTATAGATGTCTCCTCCTACATAAAGCAAGAAGACCATAAACAGCACAAAAGTATCTTTGCTAATTGTCATTTGAATATGGATTTCATTTGCTGAATGATCTTAGCATAACGAGTCATTGGAACAAGCTCACCAGTCTCATCATGCCATAGAACCTGCTGCTTGTACTCCTTATGGATGTCAATAATCATCCGGTAAAGGCGATAAAGTAAAATGATTGACCATCCGTGATGGTACAGCCATTCCTCAACTGGATTGTAAAAATTAGGTGTTGGATTTGCCAATTTAGTTATGATGATAGCTCCATAAGCAGGAGTATCATGAATAAACTTGACAAGCTCCTCTCTTAATTCGTGGGTCATTTTAGTATGTCCAGATCACCTGGGCAGGCTTTGTAGGGTCACAATCAACATGAACAAATGAGCTTGCAATCCCTATGCGAGTGAATCCTGCCTTTAGCAGAGCATTCACAATTTGAAACTTTGATGTGCCGGAGGTAGCTGCTATATCAGCTGCCCATCCCTGAGTATGTGAACTATCAGCAACTCCACCAACTTTGGTATTATGAGCAGCAGTGCGAAAGCCTGAGTTAATCTTGAAAGGAACTCCTCCCAATGCTCTGGCATTATCAAGCCTTTGCAAAAACTCTGGCTTCATCTGGCTACCAGAACCAGGTGCATCAGGAGAATCAAACTCCGACACTTTAAAATGCTTTAGTTGCTGTTGCATGTTGTAAAGTTACTTAATGCGAGTGAATTTTTTCGCTGCACTTTTTACAGACTTTTTGCCAACACATCCCCATGCCTTTCTGCTTAGGTCATTAGGACAAGGAGGATTCTTGCACTTTTTTATGCCTGATGACCTAGCACAGTAAGCATCACCCTTGGCTGTGCCTGGTGCAATGGAATAGCCTTTAGCTCCGAACTTAACCGTTCTGCCATTGACCTTGGTTTTATACTTCTTCTCAGCCATTTTACAGTTTGTATGCTTTTTATTTTACAATGTATATACAATGTAATTATCTGCCTTGTCCTTTATAGGACTTTTGCCTGCTATCCTTTGGTCTTCTGGCTTTCCGGTGCTTGCCCTCTCTGCGCTTACCAAAGCTTATCTTAGCTACTGGAGTGCTTCCTGTTTTTACTTTTTTCATGCTCAAATATCGGTTTTTATGAGTTATTATTGTAATCCATTATGAGCCTTGAAGATAACATTCACAGAACGAGAAATGGAGCTACTCCGGGTGCTGGCAAAAGGCAGGCACTTCCTAAAGGATCAAGCTAATCCTAACCGCTATAAGAAGCAGTGGGGCAATGACCAGCAGACTGCTGACATGCTCGGTGTCATGGGTGAATATGCTGTAAGTAAGGTTCTTAAAATTCCAATGGACATGTCCTGCGGTTTGGAAGGTGATGGAGGCACAGACCTTATGATGGATGAGTACAATATTGATGTCAAGACTACCAAGTACAAGACTGGCAGGCTTGTGTTGAATCTCAATGATGAGCTGAATGCTGATGTGTATATTTTGTGCTATGCAATCGAAGAAGCATCAGAGGTAATTATACAAGGCTACATCAGGAGGCAAAGCATGGATGCTGTCATGGTTCAGCAGAATCTTGGCTATGGCTTACGCAATGTGATTGAGCAAAGAAATCTAAAGCCTATCTCCCTACTTTTATCTTATAGGGAGAATAAGTAGGGTGAAAAGCTAGGGTGAAATCCGTATCAAAACGCATCAAATCGTATCATACTGGAATTAAGTCGGCATCAAGTTGTAGTCATCTCATACCTGCTCTGCCTCTCTCTTGCGCCTGCTCATACTGTTCCTTGCTCACTGGATAAAGCTGATGTCTGCAATTGTAGCCTCCTCGATAGATGAAGATGGTGCTGCTATTAGTGCCAGCCATTCGCCCATTCCAGCCTTTTAGGTTTGCCCAGGCTTTGACTTCATCAGTGGTAAAGTATCTGCCTGCCCTTGAAACACAGAATTGTCTGGAGTCGGCTATAAGTGTGCCAGAATATAGATAGTACTCCACATCAAGATCAGCAGCAATGGTCTGAATGTACTCTGAATTAAAGGTCATCACAGCATCATTGGTTGTCTGCTTGATGTAGCGATTAAGGAAGGGAGCTTCCTGCTCTGTGCCTTCAATAAACCGCCTCAGTGTCTTGTTAAGTTCGGAGCGAGTGCCAATGCCTGCAATGTTATCCTTTAGCACTTCCTGAATGGCTGTGCCAAAGTTCTCCCGAATGCCTGCACCAAGTAACGCATCTTTTGTTGTGGCGATGTTAGTTTCAAGGATAGCCTTATAGAGTGCCTTCTTCTCACTGAAGTCACCGATTGCCAAAGTGATGTATTCATTGCTAAGTTCAGCCAGCATCTCAAAGCCTTTAATGACTTCTGCCACCTGAATCTGGTAAGGAGCATTAGCAACAATAGTGTCAGCAATATCTTTCTTGAGTTTGATTAGTTCTTTAAGTGACTTGGCTCTATCCTTTGGGTCAAGGGATAGATTAGTGGCAAGGTCAATCACCTGGTCTGATAGCTTGCTGAAAACTCTTGGCAGAGCATCATCCATCCGGCTTTCTATTGCCAGCTGAAGTTCCTGAATTTGCTTGATTAACTGCTCAGGAGTCTTTGCCATATCATAGTCCTTCAGGCATTATTGGCACAAGTGATTGCCTAATCTGCGCCTGCTTCTCGGCTGCTAAAGCATACACCTCTGCCCTCTGCACATTGAATTGCTTATCATACCATAAGGCATCTTCCTCCACTTTCTGAGTGATAAATGCTGCAAGGTTGGCACTTAGGATATAGTCAAGCTGAGAGCATCCATTGCTTGCCAGCAGCACAGTCTTCTCATCAGTGGACTTGAATGGCAAAGGATCAAGGCTACTTAAGAGTTTTAGATAGGTCCTCTGGATGCTATTCTCGCCATACAACTTCTCCACATAGTCCATCTCAATGCCTGAAGTGATGAGAGGATTAAACTTGCTATCTACTGCCTTCTTTAGCTGCTCTGCTACCATGTCGGCAGTCATTACATCATAGTCAGTAGGCACAGTAATCTGAGGCAATGCAGCCTGTATCTTGTCGCTGTCCATAAGTGCAGAGGCAAACAAGCTGTTATACCTCTGGAGCATAATGTAAAAGCAGACCTTGCGATAAATCTGAGCAAGATGCACAGTCACAGAGAAGCAGAAGGTATTAAGCTCCTTTCTGTCATACTCTTTTGCAATCCCAGATTGAGCAGCAGGAATCTGACCAAGCAACTCCAGACCAATAGCCTTAAATCCTTGAAACTCCTTCTGCATGATGTCCTCCTGGAACAACTTTACTGTCTCTACTGGTCTTTCGATGTAGCCAGCAGGAGGCACTGGAGGAATTTGTGGAGTAGGATTAACTGCACTCACTCGGTCAATGTTAATCTCCATCAAACCAAATGGTGAGCTGCTTGCCCTTCCAGAGCCAGAGCAGTCATTACAACTAACCTTCTCCTCCTTTCTGTTTGTCCTGATGCCTGTGCCATTGCAAGTCTTGCAAGGAGACATCTTTAATGCCCACTTCTGGGGCAGGGCATGCATCGCCCACAATATGTTAAGGTCATCAGTTCTGAATAGCACTTCATTCCATGCCGGAAGGCAAGGAGCAAGCACTGAGTCATAGACTAACTTACCATCTTCTTCCTCATAAATAATGTTGCCTACTTTACATGCAGGCAGATAGCCAAACTGATAAGGCAGAACGAATACCTGGAATGGCTGGTCATAGGTATACTCATTGACCTGCCTGAAAAGCATTAGACCTTCAGTAGTGATGCAGAAGAACTGATCCCACTTCTTGCGGTTCATGTCCACATATTCTTCTGCCTTCATGATGACAAACTCTTCATCCTCCCAGATTAGGTCTTCCGACTCAATAATCTGTGGGTAAGGTCTTGTCCAATCAAGAGTAGTTGTGCCTGATGGGTCTTCAATGAAATCCTCAAAGTCTGGAAGGGTAACAACTACGGCATTGCTATCCATCAGATAGGTCTTGAGAAACACATTGAATAGCCATGTCTCAAGGCTACCAGTCTTTGGCAACTCATCTTCTACATAGTACTTCAAAGTGTTATTCTGTTGCCATCTGCGCTTCCTGTACTCCTTCATCCAAGGTTCTTCGCTCGGATGTTGAGCATTGAGGAGTTTTTCGGGATACTCGTTCTCGAAGTGATACTCCAATTCTTCGGCTTTCTCACGAGCATACTTAATATAATCGTGCCTGCCTTCCCGGATTTCCCGATCGAGCAACTTAGATAGGAGCATCCCGATTAACTCTTCCATTAGCTTAAATTATTAGGCTTCGCAATCTACCGTTAAAGTAATTGTCTGCTGACCAAAAACGCAACCATATTCATTAGTTACTGTAACGGTGAAAATGTAAACACCATTGCCTCCGGTAGCATCCCATTGTAGGTCATTATCAACAAAGGTTAGACCAATGTCAGTAATATCATCACTGCCATCAGCTTGATCAACTGACCATACAAGTGCTGGCGCACCAGAAATAGCTCCTACATTCAAAACAGCAGAAAATGTTGCTTCTTCAGATGATGTGCAGTTACTTGTCCAAACATCACCAGTGTATCCGGTTGAGCTGATAATGTAGTATAGACCTTCAAGGAAAGTATCAGTATCAAACTCATAAGGCAGAGGATTGACCTTGCTCACCCAGTTTACAGTGACTTCAGCCATCTGATAAGTGTTCAGGTCAGCAGTAACCACAGGATCACCGATAACAGTCACATAGTAGCCGGAGGCATCCCAGATGCGACCAGGAGTGAAATAGTAGAAGTCAAAGTTCTGAGCTGAACTAAGGATGTCATTGTAGAACTGAACATTGTTCTGAACTACACCTTGCATGTCCTGATAG